ATTGATGATGTTGATGAGGTGCAGGGTTTAGCAGATTTGTTGCTATCGAGGTTCTCTGAGCCCCAGTTGCGGTTTCAGGCGATCCGTGTGGATGTGGACAAAATTACGGCACCACAACGGGCTGAAGTGTTCGCGTTGGAGATTGGTGATGTTGCTCAGGTGAAACTCACACCGGGTAATCCTCCGGTGGGGGCGAAGGTGGAACGGTACGGGCAGATTATTCAGATCGCGCATGACGTGTCGCCTGGGAGCCATCAGGTGACGTTCGGGTTGGGTTCGTTGCAGACATCGCTCTTTGTTATCGGTGACCCGGAGTTCGGTACAATAGGTGTGGGCGCTCCGGGCGTTCTTGGTTTCTAGGAGGCGTTGTGGCTGGTGCAGGGTTCAAGGTGTTTTCTAACAACCAGGTACTTTTGGCCTCTGAAGTTATGGGATTCATGATGGAGCAAATGATTATGGTGTTCGATGATGCTGCGGCTCGGGATGCTGCGATCACTGCACCTTCTGAGGGGATGTTTGCGTTCACGAAGTCGGATGACCAGCTTCGTTTCTATAACGGTACGAGTTGGGGGATTTTCTAATGGCTGCAGGCGGTTACAAAGAGTTTGTCGCTGGTGAGGTTCTTGATGAGGATGACATCAACGATTTTCTGATGCAGGGGATGTTGGTGTTCGCTGGGACTGCTGCGCGTGGTTCAGCGATTACAGCTCCGGTGGAAGGCCAGTTCTCCTACCTGTCTGACACTAATGCGGTGCAGTTCTATAACGGTACGGCGTGGGCTGCGTTTGCTGGTCAGTCGGCTCCGGCTGTGGTGTCTGCGACTGGTGGCACACCAACTTTGGGGACAGTGGTTTCTGGGCCGGATACTTTCATCACATATTCTTACACTGGCAGTGGTTCAATCACTTTCAGTGATGCCGGTGTTGTTGAGTTGTTGCTTGTTGGTGGTGGTGCTGGTGGTGGCGGTGCTGGGATTGACAACGGTGGTGGTGGTGGCGGTGCCGGCGGTTTCTTGCCGATTGGGACAGCGTTTGTTTCTGCCGGTACTGTGACAGTCACTGTGGGCGCTGGTGGGGCTGGTGGTGCCGCTGCTGTGTTTGGCACGACTGGTTTGGGTAGTTCGTTCGGTACGATTGGCGCTCCTGGTGGTGGGCAGGGAGGCCCTGGTGGTGCTAACGGTGGGCTTGCTGCTCCTGGTGGCTCTGGTGGTGGTGCTGGGTCTGCCGGTAGTGATGCACAAAGCGGTTCGGTTTCTTTGCTTGCGATACAAGGCAAAAATGGGGGCAACAATTTTGGCTCTTCTACTGCCAGCCAGAGAGCCGGTGGCGGTGGTGGGGGTGCCGGTGCTGTAGGTGCTAACGCTGCCATTAACACTGGTGGGGCCGGTGGGGCAGGTTTAGCCTCCACAATTACAGGCTCCTCGGTGACTTACGCTGGTGGCGGTGGTGGGGCTGGTAGGACTACTGGTGGCGCTGGCGGTTCATCTATCGGTGGCGCTGGTGGTGCAGGTACGGTGGGCTCTGCCGCAACAGCCAACACGGGTTCGGGTGGCGGTGGTGGAGGCAACTCTTCCGGTAGCACTCGCGCCGGCGGTAACGGTTCTTCTGGTGTTGTGATTGTGAGAGTGAAAATCTGATGGCTCATTACGCTTATGTCGTTGACGGTGTGGTTCAGAATGTTCTTGTTTTGGCTAATCCGGTGATTACTGATGAGAACGGTGTTGAGCAGGAAACGCTCGGGCAACAGTTCCTCGCTAACCTTTATGACCTTGTGGCAGAAAACTTTATTCAATGCTCCTACAACGCAAACTTTCGGGGTGTCTATCCTGGGGTTGGTTATGGTTACAACCCTGTAGCTGATGTGTTTGTTGCTCCCGAGGTGCCTGATGAGGCTAGCTAAGCCCTGGCCTGACGGGTACACTGTCAACAAAAAATCGCCTTACGGCAACAGGGTTCACCCGATAACGAAACGCAAGACTTTCCATCATGGTGTGGATGTGGCTTTGCCGGTGGGAACACAGTTGAGGGCTCCGGCTTACGGGGTTGTGGTGAAGAAGGGCAGAAGCGCTTCAGCAGGTCACACACTTATTCTGGAGCACGCAAACAAAATTCACACTGTTTACTATCACCTGCAGAAGGCTTCACATTTAGCTTTGGGGGCGAAGGTTGCTGAGGGCGATCCGATTGCCTTATCTGGCAACACTGGGGCGAGCACTGGGCCGCACTTGCATTGGGAAGTTCGGAAGTCTGCCAAGTGGGGTGACACTGTAAACCCAGTGGATTTTTTGGGGGAGTCATGACCGAGGAGCACCCTGAAACTGCTGGCGTGAAAGTGTCTATGAGGGACATTTATTTGGAGGTTCAACGGCAGGGCCGCCTGTTGGAGAAAATTGCAAACTCTCTGCCTGACTCAGAAGCGAAGATTGACGATCATGAGATGCGGATTCGCAAACTAGAGCAACGGATGTGGCAGGTCATCGGGGTCTTTGGATTCTTGGCCGCAATTATCAGTCCGATGGTGGCGATCCTCACATGAAACCGTCATGGAAGATTCGGCGCAGATATATTTTCGCAGCCTTCACGCTCGGCTCACTCATGCTTCTCAGCGGTTCTGTAGCAGTGCTAATGAATAACGACAGTGCTACCAGCGACCTGATTACGGGTGGGGTTGCGTTGGTAACTTTAATTACAACGTCATACTGTTTCGCGGCAGTGTGGGAAGACAAATCGATGAAGGAGAGTCAGGATGGATAAGTGGAAGAAGTATTGGGATTTCGCGTTGGAGCGTGCAGTGAAAACTGTTGCTCAGGTTGCGTTGGCGGCGCTGGTTGCCGGTGCGGGGATTCTTGATGTGGACTGGATTCAGGTTGCCTCAGTGTCCCTGCTGGCCGGGCTCATGTCGTTGCTAACTTCGGTTCTCACATACGATAAGGATGCCTAATCACGACCTTTGGGTCGTAGTGTGCAACTATTCGGTCAACACTCTGAAAGTAAGGAATAATCGTGGAGCGTGAGGTTGTGGATGGTTTCGCTGTGCCAGTAGATCCGATGGATTTGCTAAATTGCGATTCATGCCAGTAAGATAGACACGTTCATAGAGAACCTTTCTTGTGAAGGGGAAAGTAACTCCCCGCCATCTAGGTGGCGGGGAGTTTTCTATTTCACCCACGAATACGCTGTGGCCCTCGTCACGGCAAGTTTCTTGGCTAGGTGCATGATGTTGTCACCTTGGGTATGTTCGGCCTTCACACGGGCTTTGAGGGCTTGTGTGACCCGTTCTAGGCGTTCTAGCTGCCACACCCGAAGGTCTGCAAGCTGGTCGAGCGATAGTTCTTCATAGTTTCCAAAATAATCCATGTCCATGAGTATACACTTTTTCGGTGTTGTGGTGTATTGTGCTAGACAACCGAAAGGAAAGGTGGAACACAATGGGTTACTTTCAACAGTTAGAGATTGAGCTGCAAGGCGTTGACGACCCTCGCATGAGGGAGATCGTGTTGTGGAAGCGTGCTCACGAACATTTGATGACTGCTGAGGAGTTGTGGGCGGTTATGAAGGATGAGGTGAAGATGGAGCGGGCTCTTACTTTGTGGGAGAACGAAATGTCCTTGCCACTGCCGAAACAGGCGAGCGATCATGTTGCTTTGCTTCCTCGGAGGCGTGACCTTCGACCTAAGAAGAACCGGATGTGTGTGGTCGGGTGGGCGCTTATTGTTTCAGCGTTGGTGGCCGGTGTGACTGTGATTGTGGTGTCACTGTGAGGGCCGGCTGGGTTTTCATTGGCCTAGGTGTTGGTAGCGCTGTGCTGTTCCAACATTTAGACTCACTGATTTTCGGTGGGTTGCTTGTCCTGGTGGGTGTTTGGGTTTTGACGGTGAAGGAGCCGGTTCGATGATGGATTTGCGGATGGATGGGCGGGACATTTGTTTGCGCTTACGGGATGATGTGTGGCAGATAGGGGAACCTGGGACACTGTGCATCACTCGGGAGCAGGCTTACTTCCTGCGGGCTCACTTGAATGCGCTTGATGCGGCGTTCTATGACGAGCCCGAAGACGGCTAGCGCTCGTGTGGGAGGGTGCCTGCCCAGATTCCGTAGGGTTCTTGCGCTTCGATAGCGTAGGCGAAACATTGGATCAGCAGCGGGCACTCTTTGCACAACGCTTTGGCCGTTCGGATCGCGTACTCCCTGGTTTGTTTGTCAGGGAAGTCTTCGGGGAAGAAAATGTCGGGAATGTCTTGACATGGCACACCACCGATTTTGACAATGGCTGCACTGAAGTCGCGGTAGCTTTGTCCCCGGTTGCTCATACAGTAAAGGTTAGTGGAGGTTTCAATGGTTGAGAACAATGTGACGGATATTCGGGCGGCTCGGTTGGCTGACTTGATTATGGCTGAGTGGTTGGATTCGCAATCTGATTCGGGTGCGATTTGGGAGAAGTCTTGGCAGGCTTTGAAACTTGCTAAGACGGAGAACCCGGAGGAAGTGTTTCGTGAGGCTTTGCAGATAGCTCACGCTCGTTGGAAGAAGATGTTCAATGTTAAGTCCTGACCAGTTTGTTGCTTCTAAGTCGGTGAACGCTGAGCGCTGGTTGTCGGCTCGTAGGGAGGGTGTGACGGCTACGCAGGTGGCGAAGGCTGCGTCAGGGCCGGGCGGGTTTGAGCAGGCGGTGGAGGATTACCGTGCAGACTTTGTGGAGAACGATAACCCTTACATGGCGTTTGGTCGTGCCTGGGAGGGGCCGATATCGATGTTTCTGAAGGAGAAGCATGGTGTGATGCCGAATGATTGGCTGATTTCATCCGAGCTGAGCGACCACTACCTCTGCACACCTGACGGGCTCACGCTTGACCATCACGCGATCTCTGAGGTGAAGACTACGGGGAAGGATTGGAACCCGGTGAAAATCCCGTTACAGTATCGGCGGCAGGTGCAATGGCAACTGTTCGTGACGGGTGCTGAGTTCTGCTATTTTGCGTGGTTGCTTAGGGAGGAACGGGATGGGGCGTTTATGCCGGCCTGGTTCGACCCGAAGGTTATAAGGATTGAGCGTGATGAGGAGATGATTGTTTCGTTGGTCAGGGTGGCTGACGATTTATGGGAAAGGGTGAACGATGACAATACAGTTGCATGAAATTACACCAACACTGATTGAGCAGTTGTTGGAGCAGTCTGAGGAGGATCGTCTTAGGGCGTTGACTCGTTCGGAGGTGCAAACTTTGTCGGCACAGTATAAGCGGGCAAAGCGTGAGGCCACGGAGTTGTTGACGTGCTGCAAGATGCGTGCGAAACGGTTGGATGGTCTTGGTGTAGATCATGAGGTTATTGCGGAAATGTTTGATGTTCCGGTGAAAACTATCGGTACTTGGGTTCGGTCTGGTGTGACTGTGATTGCGAAAGGGTGAGTAATGAGAGGTAGGCCGAGAAAAAATCCAGCCGACCGGTTATCTGAAGGGTTGCGTGTTGGTGTGACTATCGAGCAATGGAAGGTCATTGCGGATGCTGCCGAAGTCTTGGGGTTGACTATGAGTGAATTTGCTCGGGTTGCCTTACAGGAAAAACTAGAAAGGGTGAGTGATGACTGAGGTTGTTGTGACGGTGCAGCTCGAGGCGGAAGTGTATGCTCGCCTTCTGAACGCTGCGAATGAGGTGGGTGTCCCGGTGTCTGCGTATGCCGAGGCTTTGATTGCTAATTATGTGGAGGAGAATTATGGCGAGGTTTGACTTATCCCAGTATTCGACTGTGGCGGAGCGTATTGATGCGTTCTGGGCTAAGTATCCTGACGGCAGGTTGCACACTGAGCTAGTGCATTTCTCACCGGAGCAGGTTGTCATCCGGGCTGAGGTGTATCTAGATCGTAAGGATGAGCGACCCGTGACAACGGATTACGCGGAGGAGCGCATTGACAGCTCCCCTGTTAACCGTGTCAGTATGGTAGAAAATTGCGCCACGAGCAGTTTGGGCCGCGCGCTCAGTGACCTAGGCGGTGAGTTCACCGGGGCCAAGCGGCCTTCACGCGAGGAGATGCAGAAGGTTGCCCGTCATGAGGGTTCACAGAAAACTCGTGACTGGTTGACAGAAGCAATGAACCTCACCGATGTTGACTTGTTGCGTATGCTATGGGCAGAAGCACAGCAGGCTGGGGCGAACCCGGATGTGTTAGCGAAGGTGAAAGCTCATGCAGAGTCAATCGGTTCTAGCAGCCTCGGTGAGGGAACTGTTGCAGGCGTATCAGGAAAGCCTGGAAAACGATGACCCTGATGTGGATGTGTTTCGGGTGGCTCTCATTGAAAGGTTGGTGATGG